CACCAGCTGCCATGTAATGTTCTATACATGCGCTATCGTCGCATTTATCGCAATCTGGATTTGGAACATAAGGACCCGTTGGTTCGTTATCTTCGCCTAATTCCACATAGCGCGATGGATCATCAAGCACCGTAATTGTCATGCAAGGCCATTCAACTCTGCACTCTGAACAATTTGGAACAGCGAATTTAATGTTTACTTCATCGCCGTTTGGTGGGTAATCCCATACTTGTAGCGTACTTGAATGTATATCTCTTATTGCTTTCTCTCTTGCATCATCCATTTTCAATCTCCTTTAGCATGCCAATGAACTGGGTTCCTGACATAGTTACGTACCAATCTTCAGCGCTACCCTTGCCTTTACGACGATGCCAGACGACACCGTAATCAGCTTTGGCGTTTAAGCGCTCGACTTCAGTTTCATCAACCCAGCCACCAAGCTTGCCAGCGTATGAGTCGTGATACTTAACTTCAAACACCCAGCCAGGTACGCCGGTTATGTCGCCTTTGTCGTTAACACCGTTTAGCGCACGACGTTCAGCATACTTAAATCCAGCGCGAATCAAAGCATCTACGACGGCGTTTTCACCGCGAGTTCCCTTGACTCTTGCTTTACTCATTTACGATCCATCCATAGGAGCAGCGCTAGAGTTCCCACCAGCGCCGCCCCGATTAGAAACTCAACCATTAGAACGGAGCAACTTCTTCTTGTTGCTTCCAAGGATCGCCCAAAACTTCTTCAATGGTTGCGCCTAGGGTAGCCATGCCACGTTCCATCGTGTTGGACTTAGTTGCCTTTGATAGACGCGCTGCTTGGTTAACCAATGAAGGTCCAATGTCAGTTGCTTCTAGTTCAATTGCAGTACCGGTAGTTCCGTCCTTCTTTTCGAAGGTACGAGGCTTTAGGTTTCCAGTTACCACTACACGCGAACCCTTAGTAAGAGATTCAGCTGAATTTTCAGCAAGGTTATTCCAAGCGCTAACGTCCATCCAGAGAGTGTCTCCGTCAGTCCAAGTGCCATCGGCTTGCTTCTTGCGATCAGTCACAGCGACACGTAGTTTTACAAATGCCACGCCTGACTTAGTGAAACGTAGTTCTGGATCAGCGCCCAGATTTCCGCTAATTGTTGTTGCCATTTCGTTCATCCCTCCCAGGAATTGCGCATGAGACCTTCTGCATGCGCTTCTTTCGGATGTAGGGTGACCCAGCTATGACACGAATGACATAACGGGACACAGTTATCTTTATCTAAAATTGACCCACCTCTTGCGCGAGTCAAAACTTCATGCACTTCCGTTGCTTCTGCTGATTCACAGCGCACACAGATAGCATCTTGTAGTAGTTCAGCGACTAACTTGCGGCGCTGAATGTAAAGGCGAGCCATCTTCTTGGAACGTGGTCTCATAAACGAGATCCTATCCATTCAATGACGTTTACTGTTACAGCATTTCCCATCTGCTTATAGCGCTGAGTGTCAGATTGTTCATCTGTCCAACCATCAGGAAATCCCTGTAGACGCTCACACTCAGTTGGAGTTAAGCGACGAACGCGCATTGGTTCAGCTAGTAAAGGCATGTTGTTCCCTCCAGTTCCCATCCTTGCTTGCAAAGTATTTATTACATCTCCCTGGATGCGGATGTCGGCGACCCGATTGCCATAGAAAATTATCAAAGTAGTAGTCCTAATGTCACCAAGATCAAAAGTATTAAGCGTATTCGTGTACTGAGATTCAATCCAAGTTTCATAATCATCTACATTCTGCGCTCTACGAGATTTCGTGAACAGCATTGCGCTCCTGTAGAACTACTGGAAATCTATTTTTCTCAGGCATCATCTGTTGTTTAGCAATCACAGTGTCTAGAGTCTGACTAATTTGACTACCATCCCACCAGGAGCCATAAGCCATAGTGTCCCTTGCTCGTAAAGCATTTAGAGACGGCGCTACTTCCGAGTCTGGGAAGTCGTAGAGTTCGAAGTTTCCTGCTCTTGCACCACTTGTTCCAGTGCCTTGGTCAGCATCTCTGGTAACTTCTTGTCCCTCTTGGTTGCCCTCCTCAAGATTCCCTGCGCTGCTTTCGCACTCAGCGAGTATCGTTCGGAAGGGTTCTGTTCCAATACTTGCGACAATGAAGACTCGACGACGGCGTTGGGCGACTCCGAAGAATTGCGAATTAAGAACACGCCATTCGATGTTGCTATACCCTGCGTCGGCCAGTTCAGTGAGGAGGACTCCGAAGTCGCGACCTTGGTTGCTTGATAGAAGTCCTGGCACGTTTTCCAAGAGAATTGTTTTGGCTTTAACAGCTTGCGCGAAAGCGAGTGCGTCGTAGAATAATCCACTTCGTTTACCAGCCAGTCCAGCGCGCTTTCCTGCGACACTAAGGTCTTGGCAAGGGAATCCTCCTGCAACGAGATCAACGTTTCCTGTAAGTCCAATTTCATCAGCCCAATCTATTGCTGTAGTTACATCATCATGTTTTGGCACATCTGGCCAATGGCGAGCAAGCACACTTTGGGCATGCTTATCAATTTCAACTTGACCAACGCAGGTGTGACCAGAGCGTTCAAGCCCTAGATCAAACCCGCCTACGCCAGCGAATAAACTAACGAACCGCACTTAGCACCAACTTGCATGTTCCACAGTCGTGCTTAACATGAACCCAGCCACCGCATCCAGCGCAGCGGGTAATCTTTTCGTCAAACATTATTTTTCCCATCCTGGTAACTTTCTGACCTCGATGCGATCATAAGATCCTTCGTCCTTGTTGACAGTAATCCAGCGAACAGCGACACCTTCTTCGGTAAACCCGTTTACACCATCAAGGTGTACGCGAGCCTGCTCTTTGATTTTCTTGTTCTCTGCTTCTAGCTTGTTGGCCTCGAAATAGGTATGCGCTGCAGTTGCCATCTCACCAACAATTGCCTCACCGGTAAGTTCATCGGATCGACAGGTTGAGTAGTAAGGGCAGAAGCGACGGCACATCTCGCGTGGCCAGTCTTTAGATGCTTCTTCCTTGTTTACTACTGCATAGATAACATCGCTAACCCAGTCGTTGCAGCTGGCGATGATCTCCTCATCAAAGCGCTGTTGGTAAACGAATGGCACATTGTTAGCGCCGGAACGATCTACGTAACAGATACGCACGATTGGATTGGGGCGCAGGATCTCTGCCTGAACCAATCCCAGCGCGTATAGATGAACCTGACGCAAGTGTGCAATGTCTACACCAATGCGCCTACGATAGTTCAAGTCACCAACGGTCTTAAAGTCGGTTACAGAATTTTCGAGAGGATCGATTTCATCAGCATGACCAACCATTACTGCACCATTTGGAAGTTCAATCTCAATAGCAACTTCATGCAGAAGGTGTGGATGAAGATCCCCGCGAGACTTCTCCAATCCTTTATGGATAAAAGTTCCCATGATTGCTGCTGCGCTGGCATTACGGTCAGTCATTGGTGTACCGATTGTGATATGGCGCGCACGTTCACGGCACACCATATCTGACGGACCAATTAAACCTGATACGGATTGTTGGGAACGCTCAGACTTGCCATCAGCATCTGCTAAATCAAGCCAAAAACGTTCCGCGTACTCATTCGCTTCCATCAGTTACCGGCTTGCCAAGAATATTGACACGCTTTAGTTGCTGTGGGACTCCGCCTGATTGCTCGGGTGATTGAGTTTTGACGACTTCAACGACGGGTTCCGCTTCTCGACTTTCTTCAGCATCCAACACCGCACGAACAACAGAAGCCGTTCCACCATTGTTATAGAGCGATAGACCAAACTGATCGCCCAAGTTAATGGCGCAACGCTTGAAAGCCTGACTCTCAGCAGTTTTGATTGCCATGTCGTGAGCGTCAGCTCGACTAGGATTATTCTGCGAATCACCGACAGCGGCTTCGGTATAAACTGCATCTTCCAGTCCTCCAGTAAAAATAGTTAGACGCATAGTTGCGCGATACGCAACAGTCCATCTAGTCTTTCCATCTTTTTCAACGGATGTTTCAAAGATTGGTTCCATTTCAACTAACTCAGCACTCCAGTTAGCAAACCCAAAGATACGGATTAAATGAGCGCGCACATCCCAAGCTTCTAGGTGCGCAAAACCCTTACCGTCTTTACCTACTCGGCTAGGGTTAATCCCCTTGAGTAATTGTTCTGTCTGATTTTTTCTTAGACTCATGTAAGAATCTCCATCTCCTCGTTGACTGACCCAAAGGCCATGTTTAGCGCTGTGAGCGCTGCTTGCCGGTCTATAGTTCCCAGCTCAAAGATCAACTGTTCAACAGTGACCCTTGGTAGCACGTAATCTCCGAACAACGTGCGAATGAAATTAAACAGAACTTGCTGTTCGTCTAACTCAAAATAATGCCCTTCAGCCCTGTATTCACTGGACGAAACGCGGTCAGGATCTATCTCGCCGAACAAGCTAGACACCCTTAATAACTGACTTACTGCGGTAGTAACACGGTAGTTACCCATAACTATTCTCCTTCCCCTTTCGGGGTTCCATGGGTCTAACCATACACGCTGCCACTGACATGTCAATTAGCGTAGTGGGGTGTGTCGCCACTAGGATAAGGCTATGAACGTTACAGAGTACCTCCTAATAGAAGATCCCCTAGAGCGCCTAGCTGCGCTGAGTGAAGAAATCCGCATACGGCAAGAAGAAGTACGAGAACTTTCAAAGATCCGCGCTGCAGCCGTAGTGGAAGCATACGAGCAGAAACACCGCCCATCAGTCATAGCGCAGGCAGGCGGATTCAACGAGTCACGCATGCGCCAAATCCTTGTACAGGCAAAGCACCAAAAGACTTACGATTGGTCAGAGAACTCCAAGGCAACCCAGTTTAAGAAACCGGCAGAATACTAATCGTCGCTGTCGCGCAAAGGAATGGTCAGTAACCATACAACCAGTCCACCGACAATAATGTAGCCAGTAATTAGCTGGGCTGACCCAGTTAACGTTGCGTACGCTATTAGTAAGCCGACAAAGGTATAGGTTTCCCCTGTGATTTCACGTAGGTATTTCTTTATCCACTTAATCATTTGATCCTCCTAACTTGCGCTACTTGAGTCACAATTACTGCTGCAACTACGGTATTTTGAGAAGTTTCGCGTTCTTCCTCGGTCATGTCTGCACCGACATTTCGTAGCGCTTTGAGCGCTTTACCTGGATCGCTGAATACTGTGGACAGCAACTCTGCCGGTGTATCAAAGATCTCGATAGCATCAGCAACTTCAGCGGTAATAATGACACCGTTTTCCAAAGTGATTGGTGTGTCCGGTGGCAAGTCCTCGTAGTCCAAACCAGATTCTTCAAAAGCCTCAAAGCTAACTGCTTCACCAGGCTCTAGTTCTGCCAGTAATTCTTCAGCGGTATCTGGGGCCTGTACAGGTTCTTCTACAACTTCTTCCTCAATGGGCGTTGGTTCTGGTTCTGGCTCTGGTTCAGGGGTAAAAACAGGTTCTTCAGAAGGCTCTGGAATGACGATAGGCTCAGGAGGCTCTATAACGGATTCTGAAGGGCTTGGGATAGGTTCTGGCTCTGGCGCTGGCACTGGTTCTAAAGTCGGCTCAGGAGTCGGCGTAGGGTTTGGAATTTCAGTAGGAGTAGGCAAAATTGTTGGTTCAGGTGTTACTTCTGGGGTTGGTGTTTCTGATGGGACTACTGGTGGCTCTGTGAAAGATGATGGTGTTGGGGCAGGTGGGACTTCAATTGGAACACCACCATCGCCTACGTCAAAGGCAGCTTCGATAGTTACTACTGGCTCACCTTGAACGTAACGGATGCCACGACGCAGATTATCTGGTGTCCAACCAAAGGTAGTTATTTCTCCATGCCAAGATCCATTCGTGTACTTGTTAATAACTAATCGGATCTGAGTTAGTTCACCTGTTGATTGCGGGAATGGGCGAACACTCCATTCAGCGCAAAACGTGTTCTCAGTAGAGCCAAATGAAAGATAAGCGCCTTCACCAAAAGTAACCCAGTCATAACCTGCAACAGATACAGATGGGGTCTGTGGGTAATCCCAATAGGTGCCGTCTGGACTACCAAAAGTAAGCGTTCCATTAGTTGAAACATAAACATTCTCGTACTCGGTTGGACCTAACTTAAGCGTGTAAGGAAGATTGGCAGCAAAAGCGCTATCGTCGTCACCGGTGTATGTGTAAGTGTTACAAACAACATTTGCTTTAGCTGGGGAAGTTATTGCGAATATCCCAACCATCAAGGCAACCATGCCAAGGCGGAATACTTTTCTCACTAAGGTTGCCACCACTTAAACTGACGTTCATCTGAATAGCATTTACCGCCGACTACTTTGTACTGGGCGACAATTGGGTAAGTAGTTTTAGATTCCCACCACATTGTTCCCTGCCAGTCGCGTGTAGTTTCTTTAGTAAATGAAAATGTAGTCGTACCGGTGGTGTCTCTGCCTTCTGGAGTCAAGCGCGCTAGACGTAACTTCACGTACTTAGGACGCTTTTCACAGTTGATGTGTAATTGGACAAAGAATAAAGATCGTTCTCCACCCAATACGAACGGATCACAACCATTAAAAGTTTGCCACTTACCAGTGACATTTTGATTTTCTTCTGACTTACAAAGACCAGATTTTTTTGCGGTTGTAACTACGTAAGGTTCGGCTGACTCGGCTTTAGATGGTGGCATCCAGAGAACGAGTAAGCCAGCGAGTGCAATACCCGCAGCCTTACGCATAGTTACGAACCTAAGATTGCAGCTGGATCTAGATCTTTGCCAGCGCTCCAGCGAATGTTATCGCGAAGCTCTACGTGAAGATGGGGACCAGAGGAGTTACCGGTATTTCCAGATTCAGCAATGTGCTGGCCCTTCTTTACTTTGTCTCCTGGCTTTACTAGTGCCTTTGAAAGATGAGCGTAGATGAACCAACCGCCATCAACTTTGCAGACCAACTGCGTGCCATATGCGGAACCCCAGTTAGCGTTTTCAATTTTTCCATCAGCAACAGCAAGTACGTCAGTACCAGTTGGAACAGCGTAGTCAACTCCGGTGTGATATCCTTTGGACCACATCTTCCCCTTTTTCTTATATGGGGTACTTGGAGTCTTTCCTGCAATTGGGGATGCCATTACTTCTTTTCCTTTTTCTTTGCGATTTCGGTGAACACAGCTTGAATCTCTGCGTCGTCTAGTTTTCCGTCTTTGATAAAACCAAGAGCAAGTGCGGCAGATACGCTGAGTACAGCGGTGCCAGCAGCAAGAAGCGCTGCCTTTAGCGGCTCAATTCCTGCGATAGATCCGACGGCTACAACAGCGCCGATTTCAACGATGATAAGGGCAATCATAAGTTTGGCGATTTTAATTACTTTGCTAGGCATGTCCTAATTTTACCACGCAAATAAAAAGCCCCAGATACCGTCTTCCCCTACGGCGTCTGAGGCTTTCTATGGTACTGACCCTATAGGGCTACCGAATCATTTGCAAGCGCTGTATACGCCACCGCATCAATCCAAGAATCTTCATGCGATGGGTCAATACAACCCCTTACTAGCTTCAGTGCAGCCATCATGGCTTGTACCTGAAATGGCGGTATTGGTTCACTCAATCCAAGAACTGAGGACCATGCCATTCCAATACGGCGCGCTGTCTCGGTTGCGTTGCCGTAAGTCTCTTGTCGGCTTCCATGAATAAGCCCGTTCGCTGTGTCTAAAGTGTTAACAGCTCTTTCGTACATCTCATCTCCTACAAAACTTCCATGTCCGACCAGAATCGCTTGTCGTGTTGTCCGACCAGCATAGTCAAAGTTCCAGGAGTTGACCATACCCCAGCCATGTCTAAATACCACTTGGACCCGCCATCGAGCGACGGACACTGCCAGCGCCACCAGGGTCCCATGTCTTCACCCTTAACGTGATGCTTGTGCGCTGTAAACCATAGGCGTGGCTCTACGCCATAGTCCCGCAACAAACGAATTGACTGCCCGCGCAACCAATCTACTTCCTTGCCCTTAATTGTGTGACCATGAGTAAACGCGCAAGGCACACCAGAAATGTCATACTGCATGCTCATTTCATCGTGGGGAATAACCCAGCGATCTACATGGTTAGTATCAGCAAAGATACGCTCCAAAGTATTGGCTAGGAATCCATCAGCGCTATCGCTGTCAGATGTTACTTGCTTTCCTCCGCGTCGCATCCACTCACCATGGTTAGATAGCACCGACAGGAACGTGGTGTGATCTGTCAACGGCGCTAGTGTCTTGATGCCGGTAGTCCACAAGTCCAGCGCTAGTAGCAGTTGTTCGCGCTGTGTAAGTTCTACTGTGAATAGCTGCGAGGAATAATTTCCATCGCATCCTTCAGTCGGATCGCCCATGTTGGAGATAACAAGTCCCTCAATGTTGCGACCCATTTTTTTAAGTTCTTTGATACGCTTCTCTGTCTTTTCGAAAGAGTCATAAACGCGATCTACGGTGTCAACAACACCACTCTTGCCAAGCTGCCAGTCTGCCCAATGCACTACGAATGATGCTGGTTCTCCGAGACCAGTTCCTAGTGTCTTCCTGATTGGCTTCCAGCGCTCCACAGAAGCCCGTAGAGCGTCGAAATCATCCTTACTGATGCTCGCTTCGGTACGCCTCTTAAAGATCGCCTTGTAGCTGTACATCCATACCGTGTCGCGGTCACCATTTTCTAGGCGCTTGGACTGTTGCCACTTGGACATTCTTACCTTGTCGCCTTCGACCTCAAATACGTCAGGATCTAGTCCAAAGGATTTAAGGATTGGCGACCAGTCTTCACCGATAGGTTCGGTCAATGGTCCGGTAGTAAACTCACCGCCATCTAGTCCGATCTCAGCGCGTGGTTTTTCTTGCTTTTCTAGGTCAAGGTTATTTAACTTATCTTCAAGGCTCATTGTTTATCCAAATGGTTTTGGCGGTGACGATACACCGAGTTAAAGGAAATTTCGTATCCTTCGCTTTGCAAGATGCTTGCGATCTGTCTATCTGTAATGCGGTGCATCTCAGTAACAGGGACAGACATGGCGCTTATGATTGCTTCTTTATCTTCGTCATTGAGTTGTGCAAGGACCGAACACATGGCACAACCTTTGCCAGATCTATTGGGTACAGCGCTGGCTATCTTATCTGAAATTGACATTCATCACCTCCAGTATTGGAATGTCATAAACACCCTAATACAGAAAGTGCTATTTACGCAGTAATGAAATAACTAAATCTAGTTGCGAATCAGTGTGATCTTGGCGGGCTTCCAATTTATCCAGTTTCCGCGCTACATCTGGGAGACTTAGGCCGCCATTGCTAGAAGGGTGAATTGGGCGTGTCGCTTCTTTAATTTCTCTACGCAACGGGTTAAAAATAAAAAACCTACCTAGTCCAGCAAGAGCGGTCACAAGTAAAAGTATAAATCCAATTACCTGAGAAGCCTGCCCAGCTGCGTTTAGGAGATTCATTACGTTTTGATGATGAAGTTAACTACAGTGGATGGTTGCATGTTGTTGTGCGCTCCACCGCCACCAGTAAAACCAGTTCTTGTATCTGTAGTTACTACTGCGTCTGCGCGAAGACCAGCAGCACCAGCATTAGGACCAAATTGTAAACTACCATGATCGTGAGATGGCATTTCTGCAATAGTAAGTGTGTGAGTTTCAGCACCAACTTTGGCGCCGATAGTAGATCTTGTAGTTATTCCAGAATCAGCGCTGTCTCCGTAACCAATAGGCGCTCTACCCATAAGGTCAGGAACATTGGCTCCAACTATGGCAGCAAGGGCGGTGTAGCCAGTAGTTGACTGACCGTTACATAGCAACCAGCCACCAGTAGCAGGCGCTGTAGTTCCGCCGTACATAACAATGGTTCCAGTTGGGACTAAGCCACTTCCTAAATCTGGAAGCGTTACAGTTCCAGTAAAAGTAGGTGAGGCTAGTGGTGCTTTAGCATTTAACTGAGTTTGAATGGAGGAGGTAACACCATCAACATAATTAAGTTCAGTTGTACTTAAAGTAGCGCCGTCAAGAATGTTAATTTCTGCAGCTGTGGCAGTGTATCCATGAACACCGGTAGTTAGGTTAACGTGTTCGTTGGCCTCATCAGCATCTGTAGCAGACCATGAAGGCCAAATAGTAGCGCCAACAGCGTGAGCGCTAGCAGTGGTTCCATCTTGGCCGCGATCTCCATCAGTGATAGTTACTGTTAGACCAGAACGACTTGTGCATAAAATTCGTTCTTCTTGTGGAGTTCCAGGATCAACGGTTACCCAAAATTTATTAGTTCCTACTGGCCAGTTTGTATTGCTTGCAATAGTAAAACTAAGCCCAGTAGAAGAAAGACCAGTTCCAGTAAGGGTGGTTGGTGTACCAGCTTTATATTCTCGACGTGCCATCTATAACCTCACAGGATTTCTCGGAGAACGGCAACGAAAGTTCCCTGGAAACCGCTAACATTAGAGCGTTTTTCAGGAAGCCATTGGAAGTCGTCCATTACTACTGTATACGAAATTTCGCCCTCTTGGTAGGAGAACGGTAATTGTTGCCTATGTAAATCAAGTAAAAACTCAAAATCTGCGCCAGGATTTCCAGCCCAATCGCGATCAGCCACATTGATGGAATCGAACAACATTACTGGAACGGAGAATTTACTTACTCTTTTTGGCGACGGATAGGAACGAAGCATAAATCCAGTACAGGTTACATTTGCTCCAACCAATACCGCAGGGGAAATGTCTCCAAAAGTAATTCTAATTTCGAAGTTTCTTCCCTGGTCTCCCAC